AGACGTGAGGCGGATTTTCAATTTGTCGAACGTGTTCAGGCTGGGGTGATCCCGCCCGAGCCGGGGATACAAGATGCACCAGATGTGGGCGGCGACTAGAGTCGCCCCGAATGCAGGCTTTAGGTCCGAGCCCGGGTGACGAGGTCACGTTATATAACGTTGACCCGTCGCTGCCTAAAGCCGCTAGGGCTCAGAACGGTGGGCGTAGAGCACCGAGGTCTCTACGGGCAGCATCGAGCAAGTTCATTCCTGTATTCGTTGCTGTCGGAGGTGCATACTTGTCTGTGGTGACAAGATCAAAAGCCACTCATGTGTTGGTGCATGTTGAATATGACACGTCTACGTGGTACGGATTGACCATGCTAAATGTGGGTCAGGGGTCTGTACGTCTATACAGTCAACGTCTAGGTGACGTGCGCCTATACTACCTTGACGTGAACACCAATGTAGATACCTTGCCACCGGAAATACGTCAAGCAGTTTCAGCTGCTTACTCACAGGTAGACGGCTACGATTTCACGAAGAACAACAAGGCGCAAATGATACGTCGGCTATTCGCTACAAAACCCCGAGATGTGGGTGAGCTCAAGGTCATAGAACCAGGCCTATTTGACCGTGCTGCTGTGAGTGGAGAACATCACACTCACTTACGACCTGAAGAAATCTGGGACATAGCTAAGCGTGACGATACGCGACGTGAATTGTTCAGCGCGATGATAGAGAATCTTAAGTTAATGAAGGGGGTCACAGAAGCTTTCGCGTCTTCAGCCTTACTATATGTAGTTGTGGCGGGGTTGACGCAGGCCAGAATCGTGACTTTCAGCTCTTACTTATGGACAGACGACTTATCAACGACGATGGATCGGCTTAAAGAAGTATCCATCAAGATGAAAGCGCTGCATTCTCGTGACATGTTAGACCTCACTGAGCTGTTCGAGCTGAACACGCTTGTAAACCGGGGTTACGGAGCTGTGAACTGGCAGACTGAGAGGGAACACAGGTTGAACCCGGATGTGATTGACGTCAAACCAGAAACTGTGTATGCGAAAGCAGTGTCTGTATTCAACATGGGTGTCAGGCATGGCTTCAAATATAAACGCATGAGCTTGCGTGACTTCGCTGCAGCACGCTGGGAATGGTCC